TCGCTATACATACCGCTTCTAATCGCGAGTATACTTTGTCCTGAACATCAAATATCCAAGAGTTATCCATTTACCTCAAAGACCTCTTTTGCTACTGCGTTTGCCTTATTCATCATCTCAATCAAAGCGCGATACATCGGCTGAGTAGATATCATTGTGTAATCTTCCTCAGATGAGTGCAGCACGCCCGCTTCATCTCTCCAGTACCATTCACTCTCAAAAGCATGCTTCTGATTCGGGAAGGTTCCTCGATGTTCTGAATCCGCATAAGGACCGGCACCATATTCGGACATCAGCAACGGTGATATGTCTGCATCATGGACCCCAGTCTTGTTAACCCATACTCTATGGATAAGAGCGTTGTCGGATCCTACTAGGTCGCCCTCGCCCAGACCTACTGTCTCATACTTGAATTCGATGTATGGTCTGAATGTTGAGTAGACTGAATACTCCGCTACTGTTATTCCTATCTCGGCAAGTCTTCTCACAAGTTCATCAGCCAAATGCGGAAGATCCACATCTGAATAATGCTTTAACTGCTCAATGATTTCATTTATGCCCTCTGTGGAAAGATTGCCTTGAAAAACTCTGTTGCTCATTTTATTTTTGTACCTTCGCTAAAAGGTATTTGCACTCGTTAAGAGACGGCTTAACTTTCAGCACTCTATAATCCGCATCGCTCTCTATGGCATAACCATCACCGTCTACAAGCGGCGTATGTGCCCAAATAAGGCTTGTTTCGTCTATAGGCAGATAATCTTTGCTAACCGTCACATCCGCTTCGTAATCAGCCAGAGAAACGCCAAATTCGGTAGTCTCTGCTTCGCCGCTACTGTTGAAAGCAATATTGCCGAAGAATTCAACGGGGGCGCTGTAACCTTCTTTTGTCTGACCTATCTTCTCGTAGTATGTTGTAGGTGGGATTGTGGAGTCATCTACATAGACAACAATCTTGTTGCCATGCTCATCTAACTTATAGATGGGTTCCGAGTCTCTATGAGTCGCATACCACAATTGAGTTGTGTTTTTGTTAAGTGTTCTCATCTAGAATACCCTACTGATAGGAACCACACCCGCCCACAGTTTGCTACGTTCAGAAAAGGTTCTGTCTATACCGTTCTCGGTATGTCGGTCCTCACCTTCTGCGCCAATAGTGTTGAAATCATATCGTGATACGTTAAGTGCTTGCGGATAGTAGTTTTCAATGTCAGCCTCAATGTCCGTGTCACTCATGCCGGATCTGTTATAACGTCTCCTCTGCATAAGTTCCCTGACTACTGCGGTAACCTTACTTGCAACCACATCAGCATTGTATGTGGGATCACTTGACATCTCTAAAGCCAAGGCCGTTTTTATACTGTTTTCAAAAGTGGTTGTATCTACCATCTTGTAACCTAACCTCTCTTAACTAAACTTCTCGCATAAAGCAGCCTTAAGTTCTTTTACTGTGAATTCCTCAGGATTCTCTATCCCATACTTCACAGCAACCTTACGAAGTTGAGCGCCATTCATGGCGTTTATCTTCTCAGGTGTAAACTCAGGCTCATGTTTACTCTCTACACGAGTAGGCGCGGGGGCTGACTCTTTAGGAGCCGCCCCTTTTGCCGATATATTTGCGTTATTTGTTGCGTAATGTCTCTGTAACAACATTCCCATAACGTAACCTCGTTTCTTCCCTACTGCTTGTCTGCTTATGCCTTTGTAATCTTGATAGCCTTGCTAGGATCATAAAGGTATGTAGCAAAGTGCTTAGAAGCCGTGATGACGTTCGTGAACTTCAGGATGTCACGATCAGACTCTACAAGCGTTCCTCTCTTAAGGAAGATGCGAAGAGCGCCGGGCTTCACGATGTAGATGTTCTTGGAAGTCTTAAGTTTGTTAGAAACGATAACCTGACATCCCTGATACTCACCTACAACACCCTTAACTGCGATTCCGGCAGCAAGTTCAGAAGCGGGAATCCAAGTATTGGAATTGCCTCTCATAGACGTGTAAACAGCGGGTGATACAAGTGCAAACTTGATACCATCGATGTCCTCACCAAATTTCTCAAGCGCTGCAACGATATCTGTATCTGTCGGATCTGCAACAGTTGTGTGAACCATAGGTGATGCGATGTTTGCAAGAGTAGCAAGCATCTCATTGTCTTCCTGACTTGCGATTGAAAGTGCAATCTGGTTTGCAGCCTCACCAAGAGGATCGCCATATCCTGACAAAACAGCCTCGTCAGAAATCTCAACGCCCTTAGCAATCTTGTGGATGGTAACGGGTGTTGCGGATGCTGTTAACTGGTCAGGTGTAAGTGCAGATGCTTCAGCAAGTGTAGATGCATCGCCAATGTAGTTGAATGAAGGAAGTTTGATCGTATCGCCGGCTCTTCCCTGAAGAGTTGTGTCGATAGTAGCGAGGGGTGCAAACTTCATAGCATCAACGAGTTTCTTCTCGATGACGTCAGCCATAACCTCAGGATTAACGAGGTTTGTAAGTTTTGTGATAGCCATTTAAATTCTCCTTTACTGTGATAGTTTTCTGTATGTCTCTATATCCTTGTCGAATAGTTCAGCCTTTTCCGTGTAGGACATCTGGTCGAACTGCTCTTTAGTCAATGTAGTGTTATCGCCCACACCGACATTGACTTGTGGTCTGTTACCTAACCACTCACTTTTCTCTGTCTTAAGTGCGGATTCAAACTTGTTTTCAAAGTATTTGACGATAACTGAATAAACAGTTTTCTCGTCCCCATCGATTTTTGCTTGGACTGCTGTATCAAGGTCCTGACCCGCCAGACCCATCTCGGCAAACATTGCCTTTGCTTCGTAGGTGGCTATGATCCTATCCTTTTCTGCTTCGCGTTCTGCTCGTTCTGCTTCAGCCTCGGCTTTTGCTTCTGCTTCTGCTTCTTCTGCAGTCTGCTTCTCACGCAGCCTCTTTGTGATTTCGCCCTTTTCCTTAAGTGCCTTATCAAGCGCATTCTTGTTACGCGCCATGTCTGCCTTAAGTTGTGCAATCTCACTCATAAGATCCTCGACTTTGGGACCTTCCTGAGTATTCATACTCTCTTGCGGGTTCCCCACATTCGGAGTCTCAGTCGTTGTTGCGTCAATACTTGCGTCTACGCTCGCATTTACGTCTACGTTCTCTGCCATATTCAATTACCTCTCTTCCCTTGTGCTTTTAGTTCATCTCCGAACTGACTCAAAAAGTTCGTGTTTTTGGTAATGCCACTTCTCTGTGACGGTGTGAGATTAAAGTCCTTCTCTGGACTGTTATTTATAATCAACTGCGCAACGGCAGTTAATTACCTCTGTAGGATCAGGTGATAGGGATAAATCATGCGGAAATTGCATCTGAGAGTTCCCTACTTGGAAATACTCATCAATTCCGACGGTCTGCCCTTCTACCTCTTCGTGCGTGTCTCTGACTTTGTTGTCTAGCATCGTCAGCCACGTCTTTGTTTTGGCGCCTCGTTCCTTAGCCTCAACAAAATCCGTATAGTTGAGAAACGTATTAGTCTCGTTGTAGGCAATGTTCATTGCCCGTCGAATCGAAAACCAATACTCGGAAACGGCCTCGTTTTCCATGATTTCCTCAACCTCATCGTCCTCTTCGCTTATCAACGGAAGTTCTTCTTCGATGAGGGAGCCGCTAGACGTTGGTAGAGGGGAATCTAGCGGCTCAAGGGGATTGTTTATGAGTAAGGCAGAATCATCTTCCGAAGAATCTGATTTAAGGGGATCTGCCTGACTTTCGTTTAGTTTCTTTTTGTCGGCGTGATTAATAGTGGTTTGAACAACCTCTTTGGCTAAGGTCCGTATATGCTCACTCATGTAAGCGTCTATGCCGGTTACTTTTGATACGGCATCGGATATCTTGTCTGCCAGAAGTTGCTCATACAGCGCTTGCTTAAGCATGCTGTTGTGCATACTGTGGACTTCGTAAACCGAAAAGAAATATAAAAAAGCGTCGGTGAGGTAGTCCGCAAGTTCTTGTCTGCGGGCTTTGTCATCGTCGCTTATTGCCATCGGATCAAAGTAGCCCTTCAGTATGTGTAGTTCATCGAACTTCATGTCGATTAGCCTCGGCCTTTATCAAGTCTTGGCGAGTTATCAATCTGGTCGCTTCTGTCCTGATCAAGTCTATCGGGGATAGGCGCGTCCACGCCGCTCTTCTTAACTCTCTCGTCCTTATCCCCGTTTGTTTCCTCGTCAACTTCGATGTCTTCGACTTCGGCTCCGAAAGTCTTATCAATGAACTTCTGCATCGTATCTTCAGAATCCCTCGCAACTTGCTGAGGATCATCAAACAGATTGATGGTCTGAAGCATTGATTTATAGTCAATACCATGAGATACCGCTGTCGCAAATGCGTTAATCTTTGTGGTCATCTCATAGGTTTTCTGTCTTCTGATGTTGGGCTTAACGTCTGAATACTTCAGTTTTGCCAGAGGACTGCTTGAGGAGAATCCCTTGCACAGTTTCATAGCAATCAGCGCAACCTTGACTTCATCAAGTTTGGAGTCGTTCTTTAACTGGTCTTGCTGCGTAGCCTCAACTTCTGCCTGAGTCCATCCCGTTGCATCACTCATTGCAATGCCGGTCGAACCGCCACTGTTATCGTTGCGGCTAGGAACATTACACTTCTGAAGTATTAATGCTCTCTTCGACAGATAGTTATTAAGCATTCCCTGATAGTCATATTCGACATGCAAAGGGTTAACAAACGGTGTTTTTCCGTCCGGCGTTGTGGTTGTTTCAATCCAGTCGTTTGATGACGGATGGATCACGCGAGTAATCTCTTCGCCGGTCTTTTCATCCTTTACTGTCTCGGTCGGGAAATCTATATCGTTTGCGTGCCAGATACATTGCGTATTCTGGTCAACGTCATTGGCAAAATCTGAAGCAAGTATGTTAAGCGCGTTCAGTTCAGGGATCTGTCTCTCAAAACATCCCGTGCGGTTTACGTTACGGACCCACTCTACAAACGGCAAGGTCCCAAGCGGATTAAGTTCGTTGTTGCCCTCACCAAAATCCCATGAGCCGTCTGCTTTCTGCGATGCATAACCGTTAATAATCTCGTATCTGCGGTCTTTAGTGAACACCGTATAATAGCGGTTGCCGTTATTGTCAGCCCTGAAGGATACATCCATCATCGGCCTCTGGTCGGGATAGTAACTGGAAAATACTTTGAAAGAACTGCGGGGATCCAAAACCATGTACTTGAAGTAACTGTCACCCTCGACATAGTCTGTATTTACGTCCGTGTAGGAATAGCAAATACCGCAGATTTCAACGAAATGAGCAAGTTCCTGAGTCTTGCAGCGAACCTTCTCAGCATCGTAACATGCATTGAGTTCCGCAATAGCCTCGGACTCTGTAGCAGACCCGTTGTCATTATCACCGTGCTGTACAAGTGTTATCGGGTTGCCCCAGTTGAAAGAAGTTTTGAAATTCGTGATCTCATCGGCTATATTGTCGATGTCCTGAATATCAATGTCTGCTCTGTAAGTCTTTATACGCTGAAGAGGCTGAATGCCTGATACAAAGTTAATCAGTTGATCGCACTCGCTTGCTATTACGTTATGTTCAACGATTGCGGTCCTTAATACCTGAATCACGTTTCTTTCCGTAACCTCAGGCACATCCGTATATATTTTCTTTCTGCCTTTACCTAGCATTCGATAAAAATCCTCACAAAGCAAAAAGACACCCCAGTTGGGATGTCTCTCTGTTTCAGTTTAGTAGCGCTTATTTGTTACTTAGATCAAAAGGAGTCATTGAGTCAATACTTGACAATACACATTTAGCATGTCAAGGGGGTCCATGTCAATATTAAACACTACATATTGTGGTTATCTTTTAAATTTTATGGGATATTCCACTAAATATAGTGCTTCTCGTTGAACAGCCTCGTAAATTCCGCTATCGCATTCTGGTGGATACGTTTTGCAGTCGTGTCTGACAGATCCATAATCATGACCGTGTCATAAAATCCATTCCCGTCGTAATACCGAATGGTCAGAAAATCTTTTTCCTTCTGGCGCTTATCAGGGAATTTATCCGTAATTTCGTTAAATTCTGCACGTCTGTGTTGGATAATCTTGTCAGTTTCGAAAATCTCACGTTCAAGATCCACGATACGACCAACTATGTTTGACATTTTATCGGAGCCGGACGACTGAACACTCTCTTTGTCCGTACTTACCGTGCAACTTTCCGCGACGGACCTCAGTTCCATGATCTGAGTCAGGCGCTCGTGATTCTTTTTTGCAAATTCTTGTATGCTTTCCAGAAACTGCCGTGTCTCTTTGTCTGTAAATTTTCTCCCCATCTTTGCCCCCTTTTTGTTTTTTGGAAAATTTGAAAATTTGAAAATTAAAGGAAATTCCGCATAATTCTTGCCGCTTTACGTTCTGGACGTGTCGCAAAAAGCGCAAAGTTAGCCAATGAATCGACTGCATCATCATGCGGATTCTTACCAGAGACTGAATAAGTCAACATCTGGTTCATAAAGCGTCCGTAGTCTGTTTGCCTTGTATACAAACTCTGATCCTTGAACAGCATATGCTCTTTTACCCAGTTAGAATTGACAATGATACGAGTCTCTTTGTTTGTCTCTGTCGGCTTTGTCGTGATGCTACAGCGCCCTTTCATCTCTTTGACTCGGTTGGTCACATTAAAGGCCAGACGGTCACCACCGGCATTTGACTCAAATTCGCAGCGCTGCATATCATGCTCGCAGATTTTCTTGGCAAGTTTCGTCTCCTGACGGTTATAGTCGGACGAATCATCAAACACGCAGTCAACCATGTAGTAGTCATCGTCATAGACATAGCATATCGGCATGGACATAAAGTCGATACCTTTGGACTTTGTATCGCAAACGCCGATAATGGCATCTGGATCTCTATCAGGAAGATCAAAGTATCTACGCAGTTCGTCTTTGTGGTAAAGCAATCCTTCACGCTCAATAGGCTCGTTCTTGTATAGACAACGGTATGACACTTCATCCATAGCCAGTTCTTGTTCGTGGAAAAACTGCTCGGTGAATCCATTCAGGTCATACGCGAAGTTTGACTTCCCCGTGGCCGGATCTATGTCAGGGTATGCTATAAACTTTGCACGTTTATTCCCTTCGTACATAGTCTGCAGACGCCCAATGACATCATGAACCGACCACCTTGTCGCTATATGCAGTTCTTTGCAGCCATCTAGTTTTCTCTGTCTGGCATCAACGGTATATATATTCCAGAGTTTATCGAGTATATTCTTGTTTAGGGCTTCTTCTATACCGCCTATAAAGTCATCACACAAAAGATATTTACTAGCACGGACCTTACCGGCATTCTTCGCGCCCACGCTCGTACATTGAATCGATGCAAAAGGCTTGTACTTACCAAAGTTGATTGTCTCGGACTTGGCATTCGTCGCCTGAAGTGCTGCCTGAGGGAATATGCGGTTCCAAGTATACTCAGTCTCATTAGTCGTAATATCCAATATGCCGTCATAAAACATACGGGTTATATCGCCAGAATGAGAGAAGAAAAGACTATATCCTTCCAAGTCACGGCCAATTACCCACGCTACAAAGAATTTTTCCAAAGTCGTCTTCCCAGTTGACGGCGGCATACTCAAAGACAACACATCAAGTTTGTCATCTTCCAGAGCCTGAAGCGCTTGTATGATCCCTATCTTGCGAAAGCAACGACGACGCGGTTTATAGAACTTGTCCTTTTCCTGACGATATCTCTCAAGATAGTTCAAGTAAGAATTAAACAAATACGGTGCCTCATTACGGACGCACTCATAATACTGCTCTAAATATTCTGCTCTACAGTTATTCTCAATACAATAAGCATCTAAGTCATCTACATTACCACCATTTGTGGCTTTTATTATCTCTTGGTTTATAATCCCTTTTACCCTACTAGATAACTCTTTAGCATATTCAATATCAGCATCCTTCTCATGAAACGCTACATTGACCGCTGCCACATATGCGTCGATAACCTGATCGTCAACACCTCTCGCGTCAACCCACTTATCGTACTTCTTGATCGCTCTCTCTAGTTCTTTACTTGGCATATACTCTCTCTATCTATCTCCCCAAGAATCTATCAGCATATAAATCATAAATACTATTATCGGTATCACTATCAGCGTTATATAATCTATTATTGTCAGCATAGTCTTTTATATATCTATATAGGCCTTTTTGTCCTTGGAAATATTTATACTGGCTTAATAGCACTGTGTATATATATTAAAAATTAAATTATAAAAAAGCCTTTTTGTCTTCGTCGATATTTTGGGGACTAACCGGCCGGCGCATGGTTTACATAACTAACCCCCGCACGGTCTAAGGGTATGGACTCAAAAGAGGATCACCTCAAAGGACCCTTTGAAGATATCACCCGAGAAGACCTCGGGATTGAGTCCATTTTATTGGACAGTGCGCTAAAGTTATCTTTCGCGAATAGATGAAAAACCCGTGAAACATGCATAAATACTAGGTTTGCAGCCGTGAAACATTTTCCGTTAGTCCTTTTTAGCACTCTTTTTAGCAACTTTTGCGATACTCAGATCCGGCAATTCCCCCGCTGCCATAACCGGCCCGAGTTGATCCGCGGGCACTTGTGGTAAATTGTCGTTATAACCAAACATGCTTTTTAATCTAAAAATCGATCCGACCGTGTCGGTATTTAGTAGGCCTTGCTCGCATTCAGTAAACCACCTTTTGACGTTCTGTATATCAATATAACTTGCTTTTTTAGTCAATCCATATCTAATGTTATATAATACTTCTCTGTTAATGTTAGTAAATATACAAAACTCTGTAATATATGGTTGTTTATTCTTTTTATATCTATAGACTAGTTCTGTATATATATTAAATAAATTATTTAGTAATCCATAATCATATCTATTATTTACGCCGTTATTATTAGCAAGTAATACCGATACATAATACTTATATATATATTTAAGCATACCCACAAAAAGCCCGTTATTATTATATATACTTTCGGGATCCTCTAAGTTATTAATATATTCATTTGCTAATTCATTAATATTAAATTCCAGATCATTTACGACGTCGGGACCGTTTGCGGCAGTTCCGGCGTTTTCTTGTGTTTTCTTTTCTTGATCCATAGCGTAAAAAATCCCCCGTTTTCTATAGTCTCGTGTATATAGTATTGTTTATATTCTGGCGCCGCGTCAATAAGATATAATCTAGACTATACAAAATAACCAAAAAATCCCCCATAAAATTATATAATCTTGAATACATAAATTTATTATATAGTCTTGACTATATCTGTTATATGGTATAGATTATATACAGAACTTATTAATCTAGACTATAGGAAAAGCGAGGTAAAAAAACATGATCAAAAGATTAACAAACCCTACAACTTATGAAGTTATTACAAACCGCGGCCGTTATGCCGTATCACTTGACCGGATAAAAAACACGGTCGACGGCGGGCCCCGTTTT